TCGAAACATAACGATAACGTCAGTGGGCGTCTCTCGCAAGGGAGATCCGCCACTAACAATGCATCTTTAGATGCATTATATCTGTTGTCTCGCGCCTTATGCAATCGTGTTGATTGCCGTAAGTCTGTAAAGCTTCGTTGTGAAAACGAAGTTAGAACTAGAATTATCCAAAGTCAATTGGTGAATTCTGGTTTACCTCTACAGATTTGCGCGGTTGGTCGATGTCTCCTGGAAGTAAAAGGAGATATCATTGAGAAAGAATGGATTGTGAGTGCCTTACAAGTCTCTATTGGGGTAATAGAGATCATTGCAGACCGTGAAAAAGACTGGGGAGTCAAGTTCACATGCAAGTCCATTTTTTCCATAGTGGGATATTTAACAAGTGTAGATACATATGACAATTATATTGATTTAGTCAAGTATGCTACAACATATCTCCACGCTAGAAGTTTAAAGCAAGGTGTTTTACCTGCTAAGCCTGAGTTTTTACAATCAGGTCTTCCACTTCTCTTTACGGGTTCTTTACGTAGATACTTACGTAACAGACTAATTTCACAGTCTGATAAGAACCAACATCTATTTTGGTCTATAGCGCAAGTTAAGCGCTGTGCCGAGGTGGTTCCAGATACATTCATTGAGAAATCGCTTATTAAACATAAAAAGGCGATGCAGAAAACTGCTGATCTGGTAGATGAGAACTTTATAGAATATAGGTCAATCTGTCCCAAGACTATTAGAAAGAAAAATCTTCTAGATCTTGAGAGTATGAAAGACAAATTTAATGATATCATAAGATACTTAAAGTTTTCATGTGCTAATACCGTAAGTGAGTATAGCACCTCAGCCTGTTGGGAGGCTGGTACTGCGCAAGGCGGTGCCAAAGGTGTACTTCTGAGTGAGTTAGTTTTAAACGGTCACTCTAGTAATGATGAATTACTAAGGATGGAATATCATCCTAGATCTGGTGTCTCTGAGAGACGTGGCTTTAATAGTATAAGCCTTAATCAACTAATTGATGATTTACCAGTTTATTGCGAGACACAGTGTCAAGCAAAAGTACATCCTATATGTGAACCATTGAAAATCCGTAATATTACAAAGAGTAATGCATATCAGTATGCGATTGCTAAGGGTTTTCAACTTGATCTTCATACTTATATGAAGAAGTTCTTCCAGTTTAAACTGATATGTGAACCTTTAGAGGTTTCACATATCGAAGAACTTGTAAAACGTAGCGCCACTGGGCAATTTGCCAGTGGAGATTTCAGTGCTGCAACTGATAACATAAAGATTCAATTAACAAAATTATTTTTCGAATGTGTGCTCTTAAAGGCACGCGAAGAAAATGTTATTGGTTATGAACAAATGCACGTTCTACGTCGAGTGCTCTATGAGCATGAGATTCACTATCCTTCCGGCTATGGTGAACAACTTGAACCTGTCCAACAAATTAATGGACAACTAATGGGTTCAGTGTTAAGTTTTCCCGTTTTATGTGCTATTAATCTAGCAGTGTACTGGCACAGTGTGTGTCCAGAAGTCAAACATTTTAATGACTTAAACGTTTTGGTGAATGGTGATGATATCCTATTTAGGACTACACCAGAAAAATATCAGAGATGGTTGGATACCATCCCGGAAGCAGGTTTGCTTCCGTCACCTGGGAAAAACTTCTTCCATGAAACATACTGTACTGTAAATAGTCAGTTGTTTTCTGTTCGTGGAAGCACCGTTAAGCAAATACCATTTTTTAATAGTGGTATGTTGCTTGGG